TGACAGACGAAGAGAAAGCATCTCCATTCGGTAAGGCTCTGAGCGAAAGTCTGAACACGCTCAAAGGGCGCATTCAGGAAGGCAAGACGGAACTTGACGATATAAACAAGTCGCTCAACGGTGGCGGTGGCCTGAAGGATGCACTTGATCAAGTGGCTGGTAAGTTCGGACTGAACATCGACATGGTGACGAAGTTTGGCGGTGTGGTTGGTGTGACAACAACTGCTTTGAAAGTTGCCAAGGATGCTTTCTTTCAGTCTGAGTCCAACATCGACGAATGGGGAAGAACGGTTGAAGGTGCGAAAGGTGCCTACAGCGTATTCCTCGATACGTTGAATAATGGCAACTGGAGCAATTTCTTCCAAAACCTTAGTGCAGCCATTCAGGGAGGCCGTGACCTGTACGACGTGTTTGACCGTCTCGGGAGCATCAAGAGCAACAATGCAGCTGCTATCGCCATCACTCAGAAGGAAATTGCAGAACTTCGCCTTGCAAAACAGCAGGGTGAAAATGTGGATGCGAAATTGAAAGCAGCCACAGAACGGCTCGCAGCACTACAGAAGCAGAGCGTATCGGCTGGCATGGCAGCAGGCAGTCAGTCTGCTTTTCAGACCATTCGTAATGGCGTGAACAGCGTCGGTGGTGCCGGTATCAATGATGCCACTATCAAATACGCCGTTGACCGTATCATGAAGGGCGGACAGGGAGAATTTGATAAATACAAGCGCAACTACGAAACACTTCAGCAGCGCGGTATGGTGACCCGCACCCAGACTATCAGCGACAGCCAAGGCGGTACCTATGAGCGACAATATAAGGTCTTTGACATCAATGCACTCACTAAGGAGCAACAGAAGCAATATGCCATCGCCAAGGCTATCACTGAAGGTGAGACACGCATACAGAAGGGTATCGCTGCCTATGCCCAGGCCGTCAGTGAGGGGACATCAGCAGCCCGCGAGGAGTTCAAAGGTAACCGCTATGCCTTGCAAGGTTCTGGAGGTCGTGGTGGCTCTGGCGGTGGCAAAACAACGACCACTCCTACTTTTGCCGCCGACAGCATCGCGGCACAGCAGGCACTCGTTCAGAAGCTCACTAAGCAATGGAACGAGGCCGGGGCTGATGTCCGCGACCAATACCTCCAGCCACTTGTCGAAGCAGAAGCCAAACTGAAGGAGATGCAGAACACGATGGCTCTCCAGAAGGCACAAGCCGAAGGAAAGCTGAACGGCGTGAATCTGTGGCAGGGCGACATCGACGATATTACGGGTGGTAAGCGGGCACAGTTCGCAGGCACACTCCCAGACCTTAGCAAGAGCCTCCAGCTCGACAATCTTCCTCTTGCGCCACTACAACAACTTAATGCGGAACTTCAGCATCTTCGTGATATCCTTGAAACGGCTCCAAATACGGAAGCATACCAAACTGTTTTGCAGGCTATCATCGACAAGAAAAAGCAGATAGAACAATTTACAACTGTCAATATTGACGAAGGTATGAAAGACTCTGCTAAGTCTGCTCAAGCTGCTGCATCGGCATTTAACCAGGTAGGTTCTGCTTTGTCATCTATCGAAGACCCGAGCGCGAAAGTGATGGCAATCGTGGCACAGGCTATCGCCACTATCGCACAAGCGTATGCAAGTGCGTTGGCCGCTGATAAAACGACCAAATCAAACATCTGGGCATTCATTGGGGCTGCTGCCGCTTCTATAGCTTCGATGACGACAACCATCTCACAAGTTCACGCTGCAACAGGCTATGAACGAGGCGGCGAAATCAAAGGGAACACCTACAGCGGCGACCAGATACCCATCATGGCCAATGCAGGCGAAATCATCCTGAATCGCGCCCAAGCTGGCAACCTGGCTTCACAATTACAAGGTAATAATATTAGCAACCTCAATCTGACCGCCACCATCAAAGGCGAAGATATACGTCTCGCCATCAATAACAATGGACGCAGAACAGGTCGCGGTGAATATGTAACAACGAGATTCAGATAAGCTATGGCAGTACATTGGCAGATACATTTCAAATCTCTTCAGGAGGCCGACTTCTACGTCGACATCTATGACAACACGTATACTGGATCAACCGTGATTCCTCTCACAGGCGCACCAATGGCCTTTGTCACAAACGAAGACACGGATGAAAATATGTACATGCCCATCAGGACACAAAGCGGTTATATCAGGTTTTATGTAGAATCTGCTACTATCGTCAACGAACTGCGACCCACTCAGTGTACGGATCGCCCTGTGGTGTTCAGACATAACACGACAGTCTTGTGGATGGGGTTTCTGAAGCCTGAGCAATACAGCCAGCCGTGGGCTCCGATGCCTTACGAGATAGAGATACCTGTCATGTCTGTAATGGAGGCTATGAAGGGCGTGATGTTCACACAATCGGAGGGTTACACCAGTCTTTTCGACTTAATTAGAACCATCAACAGTTATTGTCCTAAGAATATCTATATCACGGCACCTGCTGAGACACCCGTCAAGGACGTATATGTGCAGAACAATAACTTCCGTAAGTTCCTGACCATTCCAGAGCGCACGGAAAGAAGCACCACGAACATTTATGAGTCTATATCTATATATGAGTGCGTGGAGCATTTCTGTCAATACTTCGGCATCAGTCTACACGAATACGAGAATACGTTCTTTTTCGTGGTTTATCCTGATACAGACATCAATTATGTAGACATTGATCCTTCTGGTAACTCGCAAGCATCGCAATGGACCAGTCACACGCTTGACTCTTTGACCATCTGCGGTAACGATAACAAGCAAAGTTACTCAAAGGTGTATCGTCGAATCAAAGGTGAGTTTGACACCAGCTCAGAGAAAGCCGAAGATGTTTATAGTATCAGCGACTTTTTTAAACATTTCTCTGTTGAAGGTGCATACACGCAGACCGTACCAACAAACCTGCTTTTTTATGGAAATGCAGAAGTGCAGCCATATAAGAACGGCATACAGAAAACAGAATGGATCAGCGAGATATCATCTGACTCTGGCGGTCAGATTATCAGGAAGCGCGACGTGGCATGGAACACCGCCGACCAAGAAGGTTCTTCATGGTCAGATGCTTTCTTTGTCTATTCACAAAAGGCAAAGGCGGGAAGTCCTGAATCTGCTATCGTCTTTAACATTCCTACCTATGTCTATCTGCAAGACAATGAGTATGCGGCATTAAGTATTAACTTCGCCGTGGCAGCATGGTACAACGCCACACAATCTGGTGACTTTATCAAACGTGTACACTGCAAACTGAGGGTTGGCAACTATTGGTTGAAGTCAGACTACCCATCAGGTTCTACACACACCCGTTATTCATGGACAACAACCGAAAGCACCTGCTGGATGGTTATCGACAACGGCCAAGTCACAATGAAAAATACAATCTATACTTTGGACTATGTGGCAGAAAGAACGCTCGACAGCGTGAACGGATTCGCAATTGATATGCCGAGCGGACTGAGTGCAGGTTATTATTCCGTATACTTCGAGTTATTGGCTAACGCCGAAGCAACCGCCGACTTCGATATCTATACATCCATCGGCTATCTGATTTCAGGCATTAGCATCAGCGTGATGAGAGGAACAAACGATGTAAGTCTGCCAACTCCTGACTATGACCAAAACAACATCATCCGTCTGTTATCTGGTTTATATCAGGATGACTACATGATTGGATGCATCATTACCAGCAAGCGAGGAACGCAATACGGTTCAGGAATGGCATTGAATGCTTCGCATGGATATGTCACAACGAAATACGACGAGATAGGCGTTGAACGGCGTGCGTCTATCTTGAATAAGTCGCGCGAGATATTGACCGTAAAAGTAAGGGATTGGGTACAACCTATCGACAGCGTGACAAATGGTGTTCGTAACTATGGAATACTTTCACAGTCCGTTGACTGGTGGAATGGAGAAACAGATATACAAATCATTAATTTAGACTGATACGGCAATGGCAACAAACGGAAATAACATCATCATCAAACTTGGCGGAACGGCTATCGCTGCCACGAAGTCGAACGACATCACGGTTGAGAGTGAAGTATTGGAAATAGCATCTCCTACGACAGGTTCGTGGAGGTCGTTCATCGCAGGCAGAAAGGAATGGAGTGTCAATACCAGCTTCTTAGTAACATCTCCAAGCGATGTGGCAAGCAGATTATATGTTAATAACGAACTCACCATAGGCAAGACCTATACGCTAACCATCTGCATGAACGACAACACAGGAGCTGTTTATCTGACTGGTTCGGCCATCTTAAAGACCTACAAGGTGACGGCCACAAGAGGAAACCTGATGACGGGAAGTTTCGGTTTTGTAGGTGTCGGTGCTTTATCACTCCCGGCAGAACAGTAATACAACTAACGATGTGAAGGTATGCAATTAACAGAAGACCAAATCAGACGAATTGCCCGCCGTGAGGCAACTTCCGTTTACAGTCGTGGCGGTGGTGTCAGCTTTGGTGGCGTGTCTGCCAGCTGGGTGGATGAGAACTACATCGGCAAGGATTTCTTCAATGAGATTTTTGAGATTCAGGGTAAGAAGACAACGACGATTGGCTCTGGTACGCCTGTCAAGGTGGACTACGTGTTTGAGCCTAACGAACTGCCAGAGACGAAGACCACGACGGAGGGTGGCGTGACGACGACCGTCAAGACTGAAATAACCAAAATCAAGATCAAGGCCGGTGCATATACTGATAGTTTCCTGTCAGCCCTCGGGCTGGGCACTGGTGGCGGCAGCGGCAGCACGTCTGCCCTCTACAACCTCATTGACGTGAAGCCGAATGCAGGCGGTACGATGGTCTATGGTCTCGACGGCACTTTAGCCGATAATGGCAAGGTGCTCACCTATAATGCCACTTACAGCAAGTGGGTCGCGCAGACCATCCAGCAAAGCGGGGGTGTCATCCAGTCTGTCACGCTGACCACACCCGCAAACAGTGGCTTGTTGGTTGCCCTCGGCTCAGGCACGCCAGGCAACACGGCCACCATCAGCACAGCATCGGGCACCTTCGCCCTGTCGCTGGCAACTGGCTATGAGATGTTCAAACCCCTCGACTATTTTGACGCGAGCAAGAACGCGAAGAAGGCCAACGCCCTGAATGTGACAGCAGCCAAAAAAGTGTGGGGGCAGACGTATCTGAACGCTTCAGGCGTGCCCCAAGATGTGACGGGCAACATGACCAATGTCGGAGACATCAGCTTCGACACAAACGGCACAAGGAATATTGGCTCCACAAGCAACTCGGCATTGGCCATATTTGCAAGGTCTGGGTATTTCTTCAGCACAGCCCCGGCTGTGCATGTCGGCAATGACAACACTCATTTTATCGCCTTGCATTGGGCAAATCCAGTCGATAACGTCATCACCCGAGGGCTCTACGACTATGAGGGCGGTTGGGTGTGGGGCTTCGATGGCACGAACACCTACTTGATGGGTGGCAATGTGGGCGTGGGGCTTCAGGCACCAACGGTGAAACTGCACGTCGATGGCGGTGTGCTTGCTACAAAAGTCTACCTCTATAAGCCGAATGCCGCTAACGACACGGGGGCCGTGTATCTGGAGTATGATAGCACCAAACTTGGCATCCACCTCGTCGGTGCAGGCATCTACACCGATACCTACGTGAGTGCCCTCGGTGTGGGCAGCGGTGGCAGCGGAAGTAGTGGCACGTTGCACGATTTGGAGGACGTGGACATTGACGACAATACACTCCATAGTGGTCAGATTCTCGTGTATCGTAACACACATTGGGTGAACGAGAACATGCCGTCGATTGGTGGAGGTACTGTCACAAGCGTCTCCATGAGCGTTCCGACAGGCTTTGCTATCTCAGGATCGCCTATTACTGGTAGCGGCACACTGGCACTGGCCTTCGCTTCTGGTTATTCTCTTCCGACAACGGCCAAACAGACGAATTGGGATTCAGCCTATACCTTCACAAACGGTTTTAGCAGCACGACTATAAACACGGCACTCGGCTTTACCATCTCAGGCACGGCGGGCGAGACCTATAATCTCGACGCATTCCTGACAGGCATCAATGCTTCGATGATCAACACTGCCCTTGGCTTCACCCTCTCAGGCACGGCGGGCGAGACTTATGACCTTGATGATATAGGTACATTGGCAAGCTACTTCACGAATGGCGTAGCTGATTATGCAGCATGTCTGACCACCGTCAACAAGCAGGCATGGGGAAAGATTTATTGGACGGCTAATGGCGTACCGCAGGATGTCAGCGGTGATTTGAATGATGTTAACGACATCTATATGGACGGTAAGGCATATCCAACCATCTTCATCGGCGAGGATAGTTCCTACTATCTCAAGAAAACAACATCTTCAGGCGAAGACTTTCTGGCAGTAGCCGTCAATGGCGAGAAGTTCAACTTCAAGGAAACCATGTTCTATTCTGCCGTCGAAATCAGGACAAGTGTCGGTGTCTATTCAGCCGGTTATATGACGACTGCATCAGACATTAATCTAAAAGACAAGATAGGTACACCGACACTGACGGTAGAAGATATTGCACAGACTCAGCCCATCCTCTTCACATGGAAGGACAAGCAGAAAGACCAGAGCGTGCAGGCCGGTGCCATCGCCCAGGAATGGCAGAAGATACTCCACGAGGTAGTGCGCGACAACGATGGCGTGCTGTCGCTGGACTATGGAGTGGCTGCTTTGATCAGTTCAATGATTATTGCAAAACGGGTAGTAAACCACGAACAGCGTTTGCAGCGAATAGAGAAGGAACTATTCACCAATTAAATTCAAAGGAACTATGACAAAGAAAAGAATTGCTGAAGTGTACAGATTTCTGTCTGTCGCTTCGATGAAGAAGATGAACGATGACGAGAAGGTGGCTTTCATCCGTCTGCTGCGGCAGTTGAAACCCGTGTTCACAGAGATGCAGGAGGCCGTGAATGACGCGATTGAGAAGGCGAAGGAAGAGATGGAGGATGAAAGCCACATCGCTCAGTTTGTGGAGAAGGTCGTGGAAGACCTCGCCCAACAGGAAGTAAGCGTGATCACACGCACGATGAGCCACGAGACCTTCAATCGGCTGTGCATCTCGAATGACTGGAGCTTCGCACAGATTGACGAGTTGGAGGCGGTGCTCGTGAAACCCGAAAACGAATCCTAAAAAAGAAAGATTATGGCGTATAGCAACGGCGTTGTGACAGCCCCCGTCGAAATCTACGACATACAGCGTGCCATCGGCGATTCCTCGCCTGACCTCGGTACGCTGTGTGTCAGTCCGAATATTAACATGTGGTCGAAATTCAAGCCGGTGAAGTCTGCACAAGTCGGACTGATTGACACCACAGGGCAACTTGCGCAAGGTGGCACGACATGGGACGAAACCCTCTCGACGCAGTGGTGGAGAGATACATGGGATAACTTCAATAACATCATTAAGTACGGAATAAGATCAAGACGTGCCGACAACCTTGAGTCGCTGTTTGCCAACAATTACGGAAGCCCATATTCACCAGAAAACCCGAGCGTTTGGGAATATTTAAGACCAAGTGGCGGAAATTTCCCATATCGCCAACTTGACTTTCTACAATACGACCACAAAGCCACAGCACCAATCGGCAGCATATCCGCACCATCAAGCCTGATATTGACAGGTCCCAACGAAGGAGGATGGAGTATTGATGTGGCTATGATGCATAGTGAGGATGACAGTTTGCCAATCACGCAGAGGAGTTACATCACACCTGAAGACATTCTGACAGCGTATTGGGGTGCATGCTATTTTGGATTTGCGCTTATAGACAAAGCCGATAACATGGCGAAGATTTGGACAACAGGCAATCGGTATTTCGGTTTTAACACGAATGGCGGTAACCTTGCAGTTGGACACATCTATTACATCATGCCGTTCTATGCAAGCCAAGAGATTTTGCAAGATACGTCTGGCGGAAATCTGAACCCTGGGCCTGGCAGTCTGAACGGCGCACACCTCGCTACAATACCAAATATGCAGTGCCCAGAGTTAGCCATCCCCAATGGCTCTGTAACGACAGAAGATGCCAGATTCTCAGTAAAGGCAAAATTGTCGAATGGCATGGTGCAAGTTTCTGCCCTTGTTGATGCAAGGCCGTTCTATATTGACAGTACACATAGCATTACGTTCAATGGCGGTCAATATCGTGAAGTCGTCATCTATGTCTGTCAGCCAGGAACAGTTGTAGGAGCCGGACGGCCAGACAGCCAATATGTGATAGCTTCTGCATCATACTATACTGATAACACGCCTCTCAGTGTGCTTGGTGGCCATCATGCTTATGTAGCCCCGAACAATCAGGCACCAACCCAAGAGACTTGGATCAAATTCATAGTACCAAGCTCTGTCACAAAGTGTCGTGTTTTTGTTTATGCAGGCAACGGTCATTTGTCTGATTCAGGAATGACGGCCAGGTGCAGTGGTGATGCAATGGTTTATGATTGGGATATTGAGCCCTCATTAATTATATAAGGAACTATGAACAGAATCGCAACAGTAAAAACGATTAACGGCAAGGCGACGGTCACAATTGACACCGAGCAAAGCCACGAAGTAATCGACGTGCCAAACGGCGCATGTATGGTATTAGTCAAGGGCGAAGACGGTGACACGCCGGAACCGACACCTGAACCCGATCCGTTTGAGAACAGACTCAGAATCGGCGACCTCATCGCGGAGATGAACAACAAATTGGCCGAGTTTGGCTTTAAGCCTATTTCGGACGGCAACACACCCAACCTCTACGAGTATCTGCTGAAGGCGTGGGACAAAGCAGACACGGAATGGAAGAAACAGGACTCGTGGATGTTCTCGCCAGAGACGTACCGCGATCTCATCAACCTGCGCGGCGACGAGAAGACTTACATCGACATCGCCTACAACTCCATGCACGCCTGGCTAATGGCCATGCAGTTGGCAGAACTGGTGCCGACATGCGGCACGGAGAACATCAACATGCAAACGAAGTTGTTTGGTCTGGCATACGAGTTAGGCGGTGGCAGGGCTGTGCCTCTCTATGGGTTGCACATTCACGCTGACCCGATGATTGCGAGGTTTGCCGCCGGTGGCTGTTATGTGATGACAAGATGCAAATACTCTTTTGGCGATATGGATGCTATGCGCAACGAGATCGGCGGTACGGTCATCAATGCCTCAGACTGGAGTGGCCTCGGCTACAAGGGTGACGACGGTCAGATGCAGGCTGTGGGTTATCTCGTAAATTCCGACATCATCATCCCGTCGGCAGCAGGACCATACGCCAATGGTTGTGATGATCGTGTGAAGCCATACGACCAGGGGCAGCCGAAGGAGCAGTTCTGTCTCGACGGTGCTATTCAGAATTGGTATTTGGATAACTACAAGAGCGACCTCGCGGTTGATGACTATGCGGTGAATAACTTCAATATGGGTGCACAGACAGGTCTCGATATATGGGAGGGATATACTCATGAGGAGAAGAAGCGCATACTGGAGGCCGTGGCAGCATCACGGGCGACAGACCACTTTTTCTTCGGCAAGAAGCTCGTGAAGTTCGACGGCATACATGACGGGACGCGACTTGGGCTTTATACTAATTATTCTTATTATTGGTTTAAGGAAGTAGCGCAGGCCGTTATGGATGTCTATGAGATTGCAGGTCCGTTCGCTGATTTGTATAATAAGATGTTCACGGGCGGTGGCTACGGAACACCGACAAACTCGCTGAAGTTCTTCTACGAGGTGATGAAGATAGCCGACAACAGCCGTTATCCGACCTTCCACAATCAGTATGGCAGGCGTAGACCATGCGGAGGTACGGCTGGCAATAGTGCCTCTGCAAGGAGTGATATTAATGGAGACCCGCTCAATGCTTTGTATAATATTGACATCTCTTGTATCTTTGCCGACAGCAAGGAATCTGCTGACAGGTGGGCGCAAGAGGACGGTTTTGTCAATGAAAAGCCAAAGAGCTATCCATCAGGTCATGCCGCCATGACGTGGACAGTGGCTATGATGCTCGGACAGATGACCGGCGACGAGAGCCGACTGGAGCAGTATGAGACAGCTGCCTATCAGGTTGGAGTTAACCGCACTGTCAGCCGTTACCACTGGAACAGCGACGTCATATATGGTCGTCTGTTCGGTACGATGATTCTGCCCATCATCAACGCCATGACCGGGCTGCGCAGCAGTTACGAGGAAACGAAGCAGCGCGTGAACGGCGAAGAGCCGAGCGATACGGTCATCAGTATCAACGTCTGCATCGAAAACCGCAAGGACGAGGATGTGACGCTCGACGGCGACCTATGTTTGATTCTGGCCAATCCAACCAAGAACGGCGAGTATATCGGGTGGATGGGTGTCTACAACCGCACGCCACATATCCGCTTCGCAGACGGCCCCGTGACGATACCAGCCGGAGGCTCGAAGACGTTCTACGGCCTCACGTATAGCGAGGATGCAGACATCATGGATGGTGGCGGAACGGTTCTTGACCATCGCACCATAGGTCTCGGCGGTCGCAGTCCGTTGGCAGACGCCTTGGTCGAAGACATTGGTCGACAGAGCAACGTGCTGCTATATGTCGGCGGTGACTCCGAGGTGGCCGTCTGCGATTGCATGGATAGCTCCATCATCTTCGAGAATGAAGGCACATATCAGATCAAAGTTAGTTCATAATAATAACGTTTAATTATTTAGGTTTATAATTTATTTGTTTCTAAGTAACGTGAGCCCGACTGCGAAGCCCGGCTCACGGTTTTTATTTCTCGGCCAGTTTCTCGGCTATCATATTCCACTCTTCATGCACACTCTGAGCCAGCACCTTCGCATACCGCTGCGTCTGGGTGATATTAGTATGTCCCAGCATCTTGCTGACATTCTCAATCTTCACGCCGTTCCTAAGCATATACGTCGCAAATGTATGCCGCGCCAGATGAGAGTGGAGTTTAGTCTTGATACCGGCCATCACACCTATAGACTTCAAGTGGCGGTTGTAATCGGCATTGCATATCTTTGGCAGCTTCATTTCGTATTTCTCCAATACCCTCACAGCTGGAGGCAGAAGACTCGACACATACGGAACGCCCGTTTTGATACGTTCGCCAGTGTAACTCCACCGCATACCGTCCCAGCGGTAGTCTGTAATATCGAATGCCTGCATATCTGAAAAACTAAGGCCGGTGTACATCTGGAAGATAAATAAATCATGCACGACATCGAGAATGGAGCCTTTGGGCAATATCATAGACTCCAGACTCTTCATCTCTGCTTCCGTCAGATATTCCACACTCTCCCTGTCGCCACGTTTGAACTTCCCTCGCAGATTGATATACGGGTTCTCGGATATTTTGCCGAAATCCTTAGCACGGTTAAGCAAGGCTTTCAGGCACTTGTGGTACGTGAATACACCGCCATTGCTAATCTTTCCACCATCCTGAGCCTTCAGCTGGTGCAGCCACGCATCCCATTGGTAGATGTTTTCCACGGTAACATCCTTCCACCGCGTCATCTTATCATATTCGATTAAGCGGACTATGAGTGTGTGATAATGCTTTTTTGTGCCGTCGGCAAGATTCAGCATCGGAACCTGCTGCTCTATCCATTGAATGAACGTTGGATCATCATTCATGGATTCAGCAGTCTGCCACACCATTTTACGGATGCTTTCAGTATCAATCTGTGAGCCGTCCTCTATGCAAGCGTTCACGCACGCGAGTACCTTACCATATATAATAGTCAACCGTTCATTCAGTTGCGTGGCTCCTGGGCAGTTGATGATACGGCCAGCCACAAACTCGGAACGATGCACCTTAATGCCGGTAGCGAAGTAATACGATTTACGCTGAATAGTGACACGCACCTCCAGTTGACCCTTCCCACCTTCAGGCACACGGCCCCGATGATCCCATACTATTGAATTTGTTATCTTTCCTACTTTCATATTGTTTTTAGTCTTATTGTCGGATGTTTCCCCGTAATGTTTCCCCGCGATTTTAAGTTGGTGGGGAAATTTTGGGAAACATTTCCGCGTTTAATGTCTTATAATGTCCTATTTTGTTTTTCTTCATATTCCTCCTTAATTTAAGATTTCCCTTTATTTACGGGGGATGCGCCCATTTTTGCGCATAACCCCACCAAATCAAAGGTGATCCGTTTGGGGCTATGCGCGGATTGCTTGAAAGTACGATATATAAATAGGTTAACCGTGTTTTGGTATTAGACCGTGGGGAAACATTGGCGTACAAATGCTGAATGTACTCCACCACTAACCAGGTTAAACTATATATATAAAAGTTCATACGCGCGTAGGTATTCGTTCATCTTTGTCCGCCACTCCAATCGGGAATGGATAGTGTAGTGGATTGTCAGCATCAATGTGCTGCATGGCTTCAAGCATTTCGATCTTCTGCTCCAGAAGTCTGATGGTTCTTTCCTTGTCAGCCAGTTGGTCGTCTTTGTCTTTCACTTGCTTTTCGAGTGAAGCGATGTATTTATCCACATAAGACGTTGGCTGTGGATTTATCTGTTTTTCTATTTCTTCATTCGCAACTTCTTCACGAATGGCAAGCAACTGGCCTATGCCAGTCAGGAGATAGTCAAGATTAAAAATGGGGAACTTCGAGCATATTTTTGAAAATAGATTATCAGTTAAGTTCGCCTTACTTCCATTCATGGCTGCCGACAATCCTGTTCTTTGGACTCCCAGCGCATCAGCAAAATTTGTCTTGCTGTTAATGTTGGAGTGAGCGAAGAGGTATTTATACACTTCGTTCAATCTTTTTGCCCTTTCAGGGTCTTTTTCTGCGTCCGTTTTATACATTATGTATAATTAATGTTAAATAATTAGACGGTTTGTATAATGTTTGGACGGTTTTTATTATCTTTGCACCCGTAAGTAATTAACGTACATTTCGGGCATAAGAATAGCCGTCGGACGGGAAACCGCCTTTGCAAATAGATATGGAATGCAAATATACGACTATTCTCCCGAAATTGTACAAAACGTATTAAATAATTAAGTAAAATTATGATTTGTAAGAACGTATCAAGGGAAGCTGTAAGAGCGATGGAAGTCGGGCAGACGGCCATCTTCACTTTGCCTGACTTGAAGGCCGTAGAGAGCGCAAGGGTACAATTCTCTACACTGAAACGCCTCGAAGGTCTTGACTTTGAGCGCGTGACTATGGAAGAATTGAAGAAAACGCTCGGCAACGATTTTGAAACCGTTGTGCCAGATGAACGTTTGACTATTGCGTATAAGAGAATAAATTAAATTATACCAAATTTAAAAGCTATGGAGAGAGAGTTAATTCAATTTGGAGAGAGCAGGCAGACGATGAGCAGTTTGGAGATTGCCAAGCTGACAGGTAAGCCACACAATGACGTGATGAAAGCCATCCGCAAGATGGAACCTGCTTGGGAAAAAGTGCATGAGGGAAAATTTTCCCTGATGTATCGTGAAGTCGAAATTGGCAATGGTGCGAAAAGACAAGACCCATACTACGAACTGACAAAAACGGAATGTCTCTACGTCGCCACCAAGTTCAATGACGAAGCACGCGCAAAGTTGGTAATCCGCTGGCAGGAGTTAGAGCAGCAGGCACGCGCCAACATGATTTCACTCCCGAACTTTGAAGACCCAGCCGAGGCAGCTATTGCATGGGCGAAGGAATACAGAGAGAAGAAGGTTCTCTCGATTGAGAATCAGACCTTGCAACGTGAGAAGATGATGCTGCAAGACGAGAACTTCCAACTGGCAGCAGAGAACCAGGAACTAAAGCACGACAAGAACTACCTCGATTTGATCATGCGGTCACGCTCGCTTATGACCGTCACGCAGATTGCCCAGGACTATGGTATGAGTGCAAAAGCCATGAATAAGATATTGGCCGACATGGGCATACAGTGGAAGAACAACGGCCAATGGATTCTCTACTCAAAATATAAGGATGGAGGCTATGTGTCAAGTCGCTCAATCGACATCACCAGAAGCAACGGAATGCCGGACACTGTGATGCAGACAGAGTGGACGCAGGCTGGCCGTCGGTTCTTGTATGAGGAACTGAAGAAGCGTGGTATAATTCCAATGTTAGAGCGTTAGGATATGACACAAGAAGAGAAACAGGAAATCATTGCCGTCATTAATGACACAATAAAGTCAGTGCTTTACGCTCAGATAGAATTTAAGGAGTTGAAAGAGACTCTTACAAGATACATCAGGCAGACAGAGGCTCAAAAACCATTCTTGTGTTCAGAAGTAAAATGTAAGAATCGTAAATTGTGCAAGGGAAATGTTTAACTGGAGTGCATTTGAGGCGAAGGTGCTGGCGGTGATCAGGAAGGCCATGAGAACCTACTGCGAAAAGTGGGTGACGGCTGATGTTGTTGAGCAGCACGTTGGTACGCTGACTGTCAGGTTTCTAAAGGATCACGGCAGCATGTTCAATCGTACTCGCGTCGAGTGGACCGATAAAGACGGCATAACTCACCCCCAAGCATGGCTCTATCCACTGCACGAGATTCTGGAGATGGTGGAAGATGGAAGAATCAAGGAATTGAAAGAACGATAATAAATAGGAATTGACATGTAAGTTGTAAGAATTTTCTTCGATGCCGAGCGCGGCTTAATCAAGGTAAATCTGTTTTCCATAACAATGTGACATCAGCCCGCCGTGAGGTTCGCTGATTTTCAAAAAGAAATATAGACCTAAAGACATTTAGACATATTGGAAGGTTGGCTGAGTGGCGAAGCGACAGATGAGCGTTAATGAGGGTTCGAATCCCTCACCTTCCACAAATCAATGACTATACAACCAGCACTGCTGGGTACTCAGAAACGGCAAAGCTCGCAAGACTTCAACCAATACATA